TCATGAAGCTACCAATGTGTCGGCCTGTTTGCCGGCCTGGCACAAAGGAAATGTTGTAGACAAACTGCACCCGGAGATACTCTCGTGGACTTCTTTTCGGACGCGGGTTCGATTCCCGCCATCTCCACCAAGTGAAACGCGGTCGAACCCGGCGGGAAGCCTTGATTTATCGGGGTTTTCGCCGTCGGGGTCGCCGCCGTTCAGACTAAGCACTACGCTTTCGAGCGTGGTGCTTTTTTCTTTTTCCTGGGCGGATATGTTAAATTGCACAAAGGCTGAATCGTCCGAAAGATAGATGTCGTGGACGAAGGTGTTGACCAATCGCTGCTTGTAGATTTCGTCCTGCTCATCCGCTGCGCGCCGGAACTGCTCCAACATGAAAAGCAGTTGATCGCGGGAATAGATGGGGGCAGCCGGTGGCTCCTCGATGGATTCCATGCGATAGCGCAAAGCGGCCTCCTGCTCCTCCAATTCGCGCAGTCGGGAGGAAAGACGCGCACTGTCGGTCCCGTCCTCAATAGCGCGCAGGATATTGTCTTGTTTCTTGGTGCATTCCAGCAGTTCGGATTCAAGCATTTCCTTCTCAGGGTTGATGATGTGCTGCTCGGCCTCCTGCACCTGCACAACACGGTCGGCGATCTGCTCTAATTTTCCCGGGGCAAGGATGTGCTCCGCCGTGGCGGAAACAATCAGGTCCTCCAAAAAGGACTTTTCAATATTCCGCTTGTCGCAACTGTGCGAAGTATGGTTGGAACAGGCGTAGTAGTAGTGCTTGTCACCGTGCTTTCCGGTGCCACAGATGCCCTTCATGGCACCACCGCATATCTGACAATACAGCTTGCCAGATAGCATATAGTTCGCTGCCTTAGATTTTACACCCCGGCCCGCCTTGTTTTTTTGGACCATGGCCTGCGCTTTGTCCCACAGTTCCCGGTCAATGATGGCGGGGATGGCGCCCTCCACCCGGACGTTGTGGGCACGGCTGATATAGGTCCCGATGTATTGCTCGTTGGTGATAATACGCAGGATGCTATTTTTGTTGAAAGTTCCACCGGTGGCCGTGCGCACGCCCTTGGCGTTCAAGTCGGCCACGATCTCGGCGGCGGTGCGCCCGGCGGCGTACTGCTCAAAGATATAGCGCACGGCCGGGGCTTGGCTCTCGTCAATCACATAGTTGTGGTCTTTGTCGGAGGTGAGGCCTAGTGCGCGATATCCCCCCAGGCACTTGCATTTTAGGGCGCTTTCGCGGATGCCTCGGCGCAGCTTTTGGGAGAGCTCGGCGCTGTAATACTCTGCGAGGCTTTCCATGAGCCCTTCCAGAATGATACCTTCCGGGCCATCTACGCTGCTTTCGGCGGCGTAGTATATCTTGACCCCGTTCTTACGCAGCCGGCTTTTATAGATCGCACTGTCATAGCGGTTGCGGGCAAGCCGGTCCGTTTTCCAGCAGATCAGGGAATCAAAGGCGCCCTTGTCACTGTCCTGCATCATCCGCTGGAATTGAGCCCGGTTGTCTGTTTTGCCGGAAATGTGACGGTCAATATATTCGTGGCAGATTGTCAGGCCGTGGGCCTTTGCCCACGCCATGCAATCCCGGCGCTGTCCCTCTATACTCTGTTCAGTCTGGCCGCTGCCGCCACTGTACCGGTAGTAGGCCACCAGGCGCTGGCCGGCCTCGGCGGATTTGTTTTTTCTTGCCATGCTTTGCCTCCTGTTATTCAGAAAAGGAAACATCACAGAGAGTTGGAAGCGTATATTCGCCACCGTCCCAAGTGTATGTCGCGGTGAATTGCGTGCGAATGAGAGCCCCGAAAGAATTTTGAGAATCCACATAGGAGCTTACATAGAAATAATCATCGTCCCACGAAATATCCCACGCAGAACTGTCATTGGCTTCTGGAAATTGAGCTGTGGCCGGCGCTTTCAAGTAGGACTTGATATCGGATATAGCAGCGTTGCAGAGAGTGATAGACTGTAAGCTGTCCAAGAACACATCGGAAACCGGGTTTACACAAACACCGTCCACATAAATGTCCAGATCACCGCTATATATTTTGGTGACTGCTCCATCATCATCAAAGCGTATAGTCACAGGGTTGTGGTTGTACTGGGTAAACGCCTCGTGTGTGCCAATGGCCATCGTTGTGGATATAGATAAATCATCGAAACCGCAGTCAATCATGGCGTTCTTCATATTCAAATACTGCTCTAGGGGATATCCTATTCTGTCGGCATCGTCCTGATCGGGATTTGGCGTTGGCGTGGGCTGCGTCAGTTCCAGTAAAACGTGGTAAGAAACGGTGACAGGAACATCGGGCTTGTAAGAATATCCTTTGAAAAAAGAATAGTTGCCATCAATAATGATACTGCCGACAGTTCCGACCTCACTTTCGGATAGCGTTGAAATCTCATCCGTGGACACATTGGTAAATCCGGCATCGGACAACTGATCAAGAACAACATCCAAAGGCTGTCCCTGGTATTCATTGGAGGAGAAGGGGACGGAAACAGAATCACCGCTGCCACACGAAGTTAAGAAAAGGGCTGAGCATAACAACAGAAACAAAACAATCTTACGCATAAAAAGCCTCCCTTTACGCATTGTCTATACTTGGCCTAAGTATATCATACAAGAGTTAATTAAATCAACAAAAAGCACCAGAGCCAAAGCGGCCCTGGTGCTTTTTGCTTTTAAGTAGAATGGCGGAACGGTTCCGATGCACGATCAAGCATTACCCGGCGGAGGTAGACGAGCCTTCCTCCGTGTTTTTTTCATCCGCGACCATATCCAAATAGTCACGGGCGGCGGCAACGGCTTCGGCAGAAGCGTCACTGATTCCAGACGGAGCCAGTTTTGCAACCAAGTTATCCACATAGCGCATAATCGCGGCGCGATCTGTGTCGCTCAGTTCCAAAAATGCAGCAATCACAGCCTCTTCGCGCTGGGTCAGCTTGTATTCGCCGGAAAGCCGTGCCAATATCGACGGTTCATCCTGATTGAACATATCCCCCTTGCCAGTGCGTAGCCACTCTTCATTGACATTAAACTCACGACAAATGGCAAGTATAGTGCGCTCGGATGGGTTGTTTTTACCATTCTCTAAAAGACTGATTGACGAATTCTTGATTCCAATGCGAGAACCGAAGGCGCTCATAGTCAAATGATAATGACGTCGAACGGCTTTGATTCTTTCGTTCATTCGGCATTCACCTCCTTTCAATATGAATTTTACCACACAAATTTAGTTTAATCAACACATGCAGTGAAAATTGCCTTGACAAAATTAGTTTAACAAAATATAATTGAGGTGTGAATTAGTTCAACAAGAAAATGAGTTGAATTAACAAACATGAAAGGAGTGGGCGCAAATGGAAACTGGCACAAGGCGGAAAAGCCGGGAAACGCATATCACACAAAAAATAGAAGCCTATCTGCGCAGATCACACAAATATATGATGTCACTGCGGAGTAAAAGGGACCCGGACGAGTACGAGGCTCTTCTGAAAATTAGGTCCGAGATTGGTTCGGAGTTACGGAAGCTGAAATTGAATGACCAAAGAAAGGAGCGACAGCAATGAGTGAAAAGGAAATGGACACCCGCCGGATGATCGAGCAGTTGAAGAAGCTGCCCGAGAAGGCACAGGAACGCATCGGGTATATGATCGAAGGTGCCCATCTGGTGCACGATAACCGGGTGGACGACCCGAACAACGCCAAAAAAGGCGCATAAGGAGGAATCGAGATGGCCGAACCCCGGGCAGATGCCCCCGAAATCATCACTGCCAGACAGGCCGTGGCCCTGGTGGAACTGATGAATGTATTCTACAGCGACCCTCGAAACGTGGCCGCCTATGAAGCGTGGAAAAAAGAGCGGGAAAAAGAATCCGCATGAGGAGGAAGCAGCTATGAAAAGGTATCTGTTCGGCCTGCGGGCCGTCTGCGAATTGTTGAAGGTGATTTTCCTGGGCTTGGCGCTGGCAGCACTCTGCCTGTTCTCGGCGTGGGCAGAAGGCGGGCTGCCGCTGTTTGTGGCGGCGCTGGCTATTGTCGGTTGTCTTGCCTTGGACAATGCTCTTTGGGGCGTGATCATGCTGGCGGAAGCGAAAATTGAGCGCATACAACGGGAAAACGCCCGGCGCAAGCGGGCTGCCGCCCGGCGTGAGCAGTGGAAAAATCGCTGGCAGAATTGGTTCATGGAACAGCAGCAGGAGGAAGCGTAATGGAACAGGACTTCTTGGAAATGAGCCCGGAAAATCAGTACCGGGAACTGTGGGCGGAGTACATGGGCGCCCGCCCGGGCAATGAGGAATTGTTGCAGTGGATGGAGCGGGAGGGCTTTTTCGAGGCCCCGGCGAGCGCCAAACACCACGGGAACGCCCCCGGCGGGCTGTGCCAGCACAGCATCAATGTGGCAATGGAGGCACTGGACCTGTGCGCAACCCCGGCTTTCAAAGGGGTACCGCCGCAAGAGGCTGTTGCCGCCGCCCTCCTGCACGATATCTGCAAGATCGGGAAGTACCGGCTCGGCAGCGACGGCAAGTATCACTATACGGACAACCGGGTGCTGGGCCATGGCTCGGAGAGTGTGATCTTGGCGCAGCGATTTATACAGCTCACCGATGCTGAGCAGGTGGCAATCCTGTGGCACATGGGGCTTTACGGGGACCCGGACAAGGCTTCGACGTTGAGCCGGGCATACACCATTTACCCGCTGTCCATGCTGCTGCACTTTGCCGATATGATGGCTACATACTGCGATGAAAAGTGACCAAAAGTGGTTTGTACCAAAATGTGGTACAAACCAAAACTGCGCTTATGCGTAATAATTTCCGGGAGTGATTGCCGTTGAACAGTAGCAAGCAGCGCCATGATGGCGGAGCGTACCGCCGGTGCAAAACCATGATCACCGCCCACGCCAAGAGGGGCAAGGACCGGTCGAAGGCCGGGAAAAGAAAGAAGGCGAAAAAGTAATGGAGCACATTCTTTCTCTCTCCTATGGCAAAGATAGCCTTGCGTGTCTGGGAGCTATCGAACAATTAGGATGGCCGATTGATCGAATTGTCCACGCAGAGGTGTGGGCCACCGATACGATTCCGGCGGACCTGCCGCCGATGGTTGAGTTTAAGGCCAAGGCAGACAAGATCATCAAGGAGCGGTGGGGGATTGCGGTTGAACGTATAAGGAGCAAGTACACATACCAAGACGGATTTTACATGGTTTGCGGGAAAAACGGACGCGCATCAAAAAGCAAATGCGCCGGCAAGATTTATGGGTGGCCTTTTCAGCGCGGCCCGTGGTGCAATTCGAGGCTGAAACAGCATGTGCTTGAAAAGCTCCCGAAGGAAGCTGTGCAATACGTTGGCATCGCTTGCGATGAACCGGGACGGTTTCATGTTTTTGGAGAAAAGAAAAAAAGTCCTCTCGTTGAAGCCGGTTGGGATGAAGTGTCCTGCCGCCGCTGGTGTGAGGAAAACGACCTGCTTTCGCCTATCTATACTACGGCGACCAGGGGGGGGTGTTGGTTCTGCCATAATCAGGGGGTCGAACAGTTGCGGCTCCTCCGCAGGAACTACCCTGACCTATGGGCGCTGATGCTCAAATGGGACAATGACAGTCCAGTTACATTCAAAGCGGATGGCCACACCGTGCACGACTTCGACGAACGGTTTGCGCTGGAAGATCAGGGCGTAGTGAGCGCAGACGAACCGTGGAAGTGGTCGTACCTTGAAGAGGTGCAGTTGAAGTGGAGGTAGCGATGATAATACAGCGAGCGATAGCGACTGGAATTTTGTGCATCATGCAGGGCATTGCATACGGAATAGTTATATTGGCTTTCTTTTTGCCGTGGGTAGCAATTTTATGGATTTGCGAGAGGTGCAACAAGTGAAACATCTCGGTGACATCACTCAAATACATAACGCGCCGTTTGTGGATTGCATCACATTCGGAAGCCCGTGCCAAGACCTTTCCATCGCGGGGCGCCGTGCGGGGCTGGCCGGAGAACGAAGCGGGTTATTCATGGAAGCGGTGCGCATTATCAAAGAAATGAGGGAACAAAGTGGAGGAGTATATCCAACTTTCGCTATTTGGGAAAATGTTCCCGGAGCCTTTTCAAGCAACAGAGGAAGGGACTTCCAAGCCGTGCTGGAAGAGCTTGCAAGCGCAGCCGAGGCGGGGGGGGGTATTGCTATTCCTGAACCTCCAAAAGGCAAGTGGAGCAAAGCGGGATACATTGAAGGAGATCAATGGAGCATTGCGTGGAGAACCTTTGATGCTCAATTTTGGGGAGTGCCCCAGCAAAGAAAGAGAATCGCGCTTGTCGTGGATTTTGGAGGACAACGTGCCGGAGAAATACTATTTGAGCGTACGGGCGTGCGAAGGGATTCTGAACCGAGCATCCCGCCGTGGCAAGGCGTTGCCCGAAATCCTGCACACTGCACTGCTGGACATGATCGAGTGGTGGAGGCGGCAGGAACACTAAGACTGGATAATGGGAACGATAGCCCGTTTGCTGGGGCGGAATCATCACCAACAATACGCCCTGGGGCCGGGCCGAATGGAACAGCAAATGTTGCTGTGTGTTATTCCATAGGGAACGGGCAAACAAATCAGGCGCGTATCAGCGAAAAAGCACGAGCCCTCGATTGTATGCATGATGCGCAGGCTATTGTGTTCAGAAAAGCGACAAAACCCCATAACAAAAGCGAGCCTCCGAGGTGGGAAGAAAGCGAAGTTTGCGGAACATTGAACCTCTTTGATACAGGGGAATCGAGAGCAAACGAATTGGTGGTTTTTTCCAAAGAGGCATACAACACAGGGGGAAATGCTAGTTGCTCGCTGGGCATATTGATGGGCGAAACGGCGCCGACGATGCGCGCCGATACACATCCGTCAGGGGTTGCATATATGAGCCAACGTATTTTGCGATGGATAACCCGCCGTCTGACCCCCACCGAGTATGAACGCTTGCAAGGGTTCCCGGACGGGTGGACGGACATTGGGGAATGGCTGGACACAAGGGGAAAACGCCACAAGTCGGCGGATGGGCCAAGATACAAGGCGCTGGGCAATTCCATTGCCTTGCCGCAGTGGTGGTGGATAATTTGCAAGATGGCGGCGTACCTGCCCACCGGCGCTACACTGGGCAGCCTTTTTGATGGCATTGGAGGATTTCCTCTTGTGTGGGAAAAACGCCATGGAGCGGGGACGGCGCTGTGGGCGAGCGAGATTGAAGAATTTCCCATTGCGGTTACAAAACGGAGGTTTCCTGAAAGTTGACCTTGAAGGTAAGGACGCCAATGTCCTTGCCAATTCAAAGCAGAGAGGAGAACGACTATGTTTGAACAGGACGGAAAGCTGATCATCGAGTGGAAGGCTGGTGCGGACGGGGTGAACCTGGAAGCCAGCGGCCTTTCTGCCGATATCCTGAGCGCCCTCGCGGTTGTATCGGGGGAGGAAATCAGGGCCTTTGCCCTGCCTGAAAAATTTGACCAGAACCTTGCTGTGTTCCTGGACACCGTACAGAGCCAGGCTCTGTACGGCGGCCCGCAGCCTATCCGGGGTGGTTTGATCTTCATAGACGATAACATGGTGGTGGACAACCTGAGCTGACAATTTCTTGCTGGCGGCCCGGAAAGACGGGCGTATATGCGGCGGCTTCGGAAGGCCGCGACCGAACTCCCCGGCCGCAGTGCGGGTTCGACACCCGCCCGCCGCTCCAAAAGGCTTATGCCAAAAAAGGGAGGACTTGACGATGAATAGCAATGCAATACGAAAGGCGTATTTACCGCTTACCAACTGCGACCTCAATCAAATTGCACAAAGCGGGCAATGTTTCCGCTGGGCGATGATTGCCCCCGGGGAATACATCGTGCACGACGGACACGACCAGGCTTTGTTAAAGCAGCGCGGCAACCTGCTGGCCCTCGAATACTACGGCGACCGGCTGGCGAAATGGATGCACTATCTCGATGTTGAAACGGACTACGACGGCATCTTGCATTCCATCCCCGCGGCGGACAAGTACCTGCGCGCGGCTGCCGACCGGGCCAGCGGGCTGCGAATCCTGAATGCAGACCTATGGGAGATCATGGTGAGTTTCATCATCAGCCAGAACAACAATATCCCGAGGATTCGACGCACGGTAGAGGCTATGTGCGAGCGACTGGGAGAACCCCGGCAAGGCCCGGCGGGCACCTATTACACCTTCCCCGACCCGGCGGATTTGAAAGACGTTCGCCGCCTGCAAGGGTTGGGGTTGGGGTATCGTGACAAGTACATTGCCCAACTGGCGCGAAATGTGGCATCCGGCAGGGTGAAGCTCTCTAAGCTGCACACCATGACCACCGAGGAAGCCCACACCTACCTGAAAAGCATCTATGGCATCGGGGAAAAGGTGAGCAACTGCATCCTCCTGTTCGGACTTGGCAGGAAGGAAGCCTTTCCGGTGGACACCTGGATGCGCAAGATCATCGGGCGCGAATACGGCGGAAAGTTTCCCGTGGAGCTTTACCCCGAAACTGCCGGCGTAATGCAGCAGTATATGTTCTTCTCGGAAAGGAGCAGCAGAAAGCTATGAGCACCTATGACCTTCTGACCTATCAAGGCAAGAGCCTTATGGAATGGGCGATCATCTGGTTCAATACGGACAACGACACTTTCTTTAAGCTCTACGGGTTCAATTTCAACCCCCACAAATACCCGGGCCTTTACGAGCTGGCGCGCAAACGGGTATACGGGAGCGAAGTATAAAGCGCGCTTGCGCTTAATTATAACTACGGAGGTAAAAGACAATGGCGAAAATCAGTGTACATGACATCCGGGGGCTGTGCGATGCAGGCGTTTTCCGGGTGACAGTCGAGGGCAGCGACGCTTTCATCGAGGAAACGGCAACGGGAAAGCGGGTTTGCCTTACTGCCCCGGCGGCACCCCGCCCCCGCTACGCGGAGCGGCACAGCAGAACGGAACGAATGTTCGGCAGCAAAGACACCTGGAATGTTCCGCCCAGCGTGAACGCGGACAAGGACCAGGGCCAGTACCGTGGATTCCTGCTGATTCGCTGTGAAGAATGCGGCGAGGTCAAGGGGTACTGCGCAAAGCGGGAAACCTATTCGTCCCGGTGCAAGTGCGGCCATGAAACCCCGCTTGAAAAACTGCGCCCCATGTTCGTGAAGTGCAAGTGCGGCAAGGAGTTCCGCTACAAAACCAACCTGACTGATCAGCGGTACACCTACACCTGCCTTGACTGCGGTTCGCCGGTCGATCTGGAAGTCAACCGGCGTGGCACCGCATACGTCACCATTGGCGAGAACGAGAGGGGGTAATCGAAATGGCCAAAACTGCAATGTGTTATTTCGGGCTGGACATGAGAGCCGAAGGCAAGGCCCAATTCTGCAAAGAACAGACCGAGGCATTCTTGCGCTACGTCCGCGAGGACAACGAGCGGATGGATGAAAGCGGAGAGGCTTGCCAATGCCCGGCAACCCCTGCGGCCCCGGCGGGCGTAGACTGGGATGTTGTGGCAATCTATGACGATGCAGGTATTCCCTCCATCATGCACCGGTTTAAGCGCGTGACCAACGCGGAACTTTTTGAGGGTGGCAGCGATGCGGTGCATCCGGCATTTATCATTGGTGGTGAGGTATACGACGAAATCTACATCAGCGTGTACCCGAACACGATGATCAACGGAAAACCGTACAGCCTCCCCTTTACGGAACCGGCAACTGACATCACCATGGAGGACTTCGCGGCGGCCTGCTTCGCCAAAGGCGACGGCTGGCATTGCATGACGGCGGCGGAATGGGGGCTACTGGCAAATATCAGCGCAAAGCTGGGGACGCTGCCTCATGGCAATACAGATCGCGGGCATTGGCACGCTGATTCCGAGGAACAAGGAATCGTTGCGAAAGGCGGCGGAGGCAAAACGCTGGCGGGCAGCGGCCCCGCAACGTGGACGCACGATCACTCTCTGACCGGCGTGCACGACCTGTGCGGCAACGTGTGGGAGTTCTGCCGCGGCTGCCGCATTGTGGACGGGTCCATTCAGGCGGCGCAGAACAATGACGCTGCGTTGCCGGAAACAGACCTTGCAGAAAATGGCGACGACTGGCACCCCGTTCTGGACAATACCGGCAAGCCTATCTTTGGGGGTATCGAGGGCGACGCCGTAGTGTTCACCACCGGAGAATGCGAGCGAGGGTATACCGGGTGCCGGTGGGGCGATGTGGTAATGCGCTGCGAAAGCGAACAGCTGAAAGCCCTGGCCCTTTATCCTGGCGAAAAAGAAAGTTACTGCTGGGTGGATAGCTCCGGCGATGAATATTGCCTCTATCGTGGCGGCTACTGGAACCACGGGTCCAACGCCGGGGTGTTCTACGCGAGCCTGTACAGCCCGCGGTCGTTCTCCAGCAGCGGCATCGGCGGCCGTTCCGCTTATTTCGTGAAGCACTGAACACCGAAAACTGAATCACTGCACGCCGAGCGTGAGCGAGGCGAGAAAGGGAAAAACAATGGGAAACAGAAACAGAATTGCCCCGAGCTTGGAAGAATTTACACTGGGCGTGATCGTCCTGGTGCTTGCTATCCTTTGGCTTGCGGCGGCGGTTGTCGTGCCGGCCGCCCTGATCAAGCTGTGCTGGCTCTTTCTGCTGGCATAAGGGGGGCGCACTATGAAGATATCTAAGTTTACCAGACTGGTGAAGCAGACCGGCTATTGCTTTGTGGCGGATGTTCAGGGCAGTGGGATGTGGCTTGGAAATGGCCATGCACTGTTCCGGGCGGCCAACCTCCCTCTCATGGAAGGGAGAGAGCAGGTGCGCACTGTGCTGGATATACCCGAAAAGGCATGGGAAAAAATCGTCCTCGAAGAGGAAAGTTATCCCGGCACCACCGACGTGAAAGGGTTTGACCTGTCGGACTGCGTACAGGATGAAAAGCAGACCAAAAAGGTGAGGGTTTCGGCCTCTTTGGATGGCAAGTGGACATCCTGCCGCCGCTGCGATGATGGTGAACTGGTTTTTTACCGCGATGGACTGCTGGCCCCGATCATGGACGACATCGAGGACAGCGATTACATCACTTACACCATCCGCCGAACCGGAAGTGGGCAATCCTATCTTGCGATTCACGATGGCATGAACCTGCTGGCCGTGATTATGCCCATGGAAGTTCTGAGTGACACCTACCTTGCAGAGTTGGCAGAATTTCAGGCGCTATGCACCGAACAGCTATGGCGCGACAAGGCTGTTGCCTCTCGGAGGGCAAACCCCGGGGGCGAGGGCCTGGAAGCTGATGCCGAACAAACCGAAATGGAGGGGCGGAATGAAAATCAGTGAGGCGATGCAGATTCTCGACCCGGAGTGCGGGGAGAAAGAAAAAGACCCCGAGAAAATCAGCATCGCCCAGCGGATGGGGGCGGTGGCATTAGAAAAGCGCCTGCCTCAACTGCCATACCCTGACGGCGACCGATTCATATTAGCTTGCCCGTGCTGTGGCAGCGGAGAATACCTGTATAACGAGGATGGAAACGCAAACGCCTACTGCGGGCAGTGCGGACAGGCCATTAAGTGGCCGGACGATGAATAACCTGCCGACTGGCACCGAGAGAAAGGAATGATTTGCTATGAAAAACGAATACATGATCAGCCTTGACCGGGCTATTGAGATTCTGAACCCGGAACATCGGGAAGATCACCCCAACATGGACGAGATCAACGAGGCTTGCCGCATGGGCATGGAAGCTATGCAAGAGCTGCGCGACCGCGAAAATGCAGAGAATATCCAGGCGGCACAGGCTGAAATGGCCATCTACGAGGCGGCCGTACAGCGATTTGGCGAACAGGCCCAAATCCTGATCGCCGTGGAGGAAATGGCCGAACTGACAAAGGCCCTGCTCAAATATATCCGGTACGGCGGCGCCCGTGAGGTTCTGGATTCGATTGCGGAGGAGAGGGCTGATGTGGAAATCATGCTGAACCAGCTCCATGTGATCTTCGGGGACAACTCGGAATGGGAATGCAAAAAGCTGGACCGGCTGGCGGCATTCTTGGAACCGGACGTGAAGTAATAACCTCAAGCCCTTTGCGGCCGAAAGGCCGCAAAGGGCTTGTATATAGGCATTAAGTTAAGAACCACAAGAGGGAATACACCCGGAACGAATGCCACTGGCACGCGGACCAGATGGGGCAGACACAGAATGAAATTGTTTTCCGGGGGAAAGGCTGGCCCTTTCCCCCGATAATTGCAAGAGTGCACTGACAGGAAGGTGGTCAAGGGAAAGGGTGGAGATTTTCGCTTGCGAAAATACTACCCGGCCTTGACAACCTGAACTGGAAGTGCGAGAAGGAAGCGCGGGAGGAGGAACGATCAAGTGAAAACGACCTACTACCGCGAACAGCGCCATATCTGCGGCAAAGACTACGATTCTGCCGGCTATATGGAAGTTGACCTGTATTCCGTGACCAAGCGACAGCACCAGGCGAGCCGGAGAGCGAAAAGAAAAGAAGCAACCAGCCTTGCAATGCAGGAATACAACGACCGACGGGCAAAAAGGTACTGTGTCCAGCTTGTCAATACCAATTTCACCCAAAACGACTACGCATGGACTGGGACCTATGACGATGATCATTTGCCGGCACCGGGCGATGAAAAAACCGTTGACCGAGATTGGTCAAACTTCATCAAGCGGGTGTACCGCTGGTGCGATAAGCACGATGTGCGCCGCCCGCTGTGGATGATGGTCACGGAATACACCACCAAACTGGAAGATGGAACCACCGTCGGTAGACACCATCACCACGCGATCATACAGCACACCGATGGTTTGACCCGCGATGTGTTGGAAGATTTGTGGCGTGATTCGAGCGGGGCGCCTCTCGGAATGGCTCGCTGCGAACGCCTGCACTTCGAGCATGGCAGCGTTGAGAGCCTTGTACTGTACATGAACAAGAACAAGCGATGCGCTCGCCATTGGAGGCAAAGCCGCGGCTTGGAAAAGCCGAAAACACCACGGCCAAACGATAGCCGGTGGAGCCGGAAAGCAATCGAGGAAGCGAGCACGCTGTACATAGACGACCGGGCATATTGGGAGAAGAAATATCCGGGGTTCACTCTTGGACGGGTTGAAACTAGGGTCAGCAATTCCGGCCAGCGGCACACGCTGGTGATCCTGTACCGCGCGGATTTCAGGACGGCAGCATATCGAGGGCAAAAGAATGGGAGGATAAACCGTTGAGATTGGAACTGAGCGACCTGCCGCCATGGGCCCGCGCCCAGGCGGAAAAACAGCTTGCAGCTTCACGAAGAGACGGGGGCACCATTGCCGCTGCTGCAAAGGCTGCACGGGCAACTGGAAGGGAATTTGACAGCCGCGGGGAATATGAGTTCTACATGGGTACGGTATTGCCCGGGATGGCGGCGGGAGAAATTGTGAAATGCGAACAACATCCACAGTTTATCCTTTTCCCGGAAAGCGAGTACAACGGCATCAAGCTGCGCTCCGTCCGCTATACTGCGGATTTCCGGCTGGACTATGCGGACGGCTCTGTGGAGATAGTCGAGGTGAAAAGCAAGTTTGTCAGAAGGATGCAGCGGGACTACCCTGTGCGGCGGCGTGTATTTCTGGAACAGGTGCGTCCGTTGGGGTGGAAGTTCCGGGAAATTATCACGACAGACACCAAGGAGGACGTTGATCAGTGGAAAAAGCTGGCGCAAAAAAGGAGCTTATGAGCAAAAGCAAATGCCCGCTCTGCGAGCGGTACGCGAAAATGGAAACGACCGACGGCACACTTTTTTGGCTGGAATGGGGTGCCGATGGATTGCCGCGCCTGTACATGGACAGCAGGGGCCGGGGCGGGGGCATGAATGCCTTGTGCATCAATGCCTGCCCGCTTTGCGGCAGCTCACTCGGTAGAATGGAGGCAGACGATGAAGCGGAAAACGGCTAGACCGGCATTTTGGAGAAACAATGCAGCGAAACAAGCCCAGCGGCGGTATTTGAAGGATGGCAAAACGCAGCGCGACCGCACCGAAGAAGCGGAAAAGGCCACGGCAGAGGTTTTTGCTATTTGCATTCTTGCGGCCTTGTATGATAAATACGGCGTCGGGGAAAGCCGGTTGAACAAGGTTGCGGACGCCACAAACGAGTTGGCCATGAAGTATGAGGCCATCAAAAACGGACCGCCCAGGATTTTGAACGGCAAAAAGGTGGCCCCTTACCAAGCAGCAGAATGTATGTTGGACGAAAAAACACGGGGATATTTCCCGGAGGGATTTGTACTGCCGGCGTACAAAATGCCTCGAAAAAGCGAGGTTGTGAAGCTGGCGGCCCAGCGTGCAGCGGCGGCCAGGGTCGCGCGCTTGTATGCCTATGGTGTGCACACTGCGCTCGGATTTGGGGCTGAACGAATAAAGGCCACAATGTTAGAGGCTGCTGAAAACTATCGACAGTTCCGCGATGCCACGGACACGGGGGACTACTACGGATATGCGATACTGGCGAAGAAAATGAGCCAGATTATCCATGCAGATTGTGATGTTGTCGAAGAAGGCGAGGAAAAGCCGATCTTCGGCAATGCGATTTACTGAGGAGGCCACCATGGAACGCCATAACGCGGAGTTGATCATCAAATACTACTATGCAATCCCGGCCATGAAGAGGCTGCTTGCAGAGGAACGCAGAGATCTGGAAGAGGAATGCTTCGGGGTGCGCGGGGTTGCCATGGACGGTATGCCGCATACCACTACCCCCGGCCGGCCGGTTGAAGCTGCTGCTATCGCCTACGAAGAAAGCGGGGCGGCGGAGAGGTGCAAAGAAATAGCGGCCAAGATTGATGCTCTGAACAGGGACGCAGCGAAGATTCGGTGCTCGTTTGATGCCCTGAACGGTAAGTACAAACAGGTTGTCATGCTGCGCTATGGCGGTAGTTACAGTTGGGGTGGAATTTCTGCAAGAATGGGGGTGCCGGATAGCACTTGCCGGTTGTGGAGCCGAAAGGCGGTTGAGTGCTTTGGGAAGGCCCTCGCAGAAGAGCCGGAAGCCTCAGAGATTCTCGCTCGAGCCTCGCACGCGCGCGTATAATGATACCGGGTGTCGAAATGGCTGCAAACTGCCAGAAAAAAGGCGGAGAACACAACCAGATTCAGGCGGAATGACATGGGCGCCAGGGATGGCAAAAAGGCAAAAAATATCAAGTTGCCAAACACGCGACGCGAAGTAATTTCCGGCGCTGCAAAATCCCGCTGGAAAAACAATTTGCGAACCCAAAGAGAAAAGCCCCGGCGGTTGCCGGGGCTTTTCCTTGCACATAAATTGCAAATACGAGCGGTTTTGTATCAAAAAAGCGTTTTTTGTTGTCAAAATTGCCGCTTTCGCAATCAGAAAGGGCGATTTTGTGATTCGTCCAGGTCGATAACATTTATTTCGGGCGGGGATGGCACGGTGGCATAATACCGGCCGTGTTCGTAGTTCTGATCGGTGACGCCATCCCACCAGGTGATGTCACCGTGCTGGCTTTGTGCTGCCTCCATGAGTTGCCGTGCCTGGTCTTCGTCCACGCCGTCAAAAAGCAGGCGGGAGCCATCGGCGAAAGAGGCCACCAGGCGGCAGGCGAGAAAAACTTGCCCGGGGTCATTCTTCGGCATCGGTATCACCTCCTGACGGCTGACAGGGCCATTGAGCGGCCGGGGTGAAACCATCGTGAGCCATTTTGTCGCGGACGGCCTGCAAAACGTAGCTTTGCACACTCTGACCGGATAGGGCCGCCGCTGTGCGAATATCTGTGCCAACGGGAATGAGGGGGCGCAGTTCGATTCGGTCACATTTGGCGTTGTATGCGTCGTTGCCCCGGCGGCGAGATTCGGCGATAGGCATAAACAAATCAAATCCTTTCTTGCACAATTGCAGATTCAGTATAACACGCCGGAGGGGAAAATACTACTGGGCAAACGACGTTAAATCCCAGCGCACGGGAGCCTCAAAAGCACGGCGTTCCGCCTCCTTTCGACGGTCAAGCAGCATTTCGCCGTTGGCACCACGCACGGGACGGCGCAAGCCCTTGCGGATGAACAGGGCGTTTGTGATCAAATCGAGCGTCGAGAGATCGCACAGTGAAAGCTCAGAGGGAGAAGCCTTGCCCCGGGAACCGTCGTTGAAAAGGCTGTGGGCGGCATACAAAGCGGTGATCTGGCTGTCGGTCAGCTCGTGCCGGCGCGCCGCCCGCAGGATGCACGCAAAGGAAATGCCGTCATCGTTCGCATACGATACAGAGATAGAAAACAGTTCCGGGTCCGCCGAGAGAATGTAGATAGCGGCGGTGTAGCCGCCATCGCGCTCTCGTGCAGGGAAGGCCCTGCAAACAAGCCCCATGAGCTGAGAGTAGCGGAAAAAGTGGTTTTTTTGGTCAATCATGGCAATACCTCCTTGAAAGTCACGGACAAATTAAATTTTAGCCGTAGATATGAGAAATTGGGCCGTATCTCCGGCAGAGTACGGCGGCGCAGGACGGGCCATATTTGGAAACAAGCTTTTGCAACTCGTCTTTCAGAGCAGAAGCGATGATGGCTGCCTCCTCCGATGGAAGCAGGGAAACAATCACCGGGCTGGTTCCGTATGTGCAGAAATAGTCAGCCGAACCAAGGTTTACAGAGCCGTTGCAGTAAACCTCACACCAGTACTGATTTTCGTAGGAGCCATAGCCGGTAATGATCGCCTTTCTGCCGTCGCTCAAAGAAACAGCATTACCAACGATGTAAAGACCTTTTGCGCTGCTAAAATTCATTTTGTAATTCTCCCTTCATATTGTGGCAGAGCTACCCATGGGAACAACGCGCCATTCATCAGGGCGGGCCTTTGTGGCGCGAATTGCTTCAAGCGGGGCGGCGTCCTCGCAGATTGCGGCCTGCTTCCAGCGGTAGCTTTGGCAAGTTCTGTTCTTGGTGAGAGCTTCCGGGACGATGTAAAGCTGCTTGTATTCGAGCACGTACATGAGAATACCTCCTTGCAGATTTTGTGCCGTCTGGCTGGGGTCGGGTCGCTTTGTTTCCGGTGCGGCCCGCGAAGGTGTCCGGGGTTCATTTTCGTGGGGTCACGAAAATGGTTGTTATTCAAGGCCCAAGGCCCGGCGGGCGGCACGCTCGGCGTTGTCGGTGAGCTGGCGCTGCCATGCACTGTTGCGGGGTGACCAGCGGAAACCGTTGGATTTGAGGGCGGAGCGGGTGGCCTCGTCGGGCTTGCCGTCAAAAATGATTTGCAAGCGGTTTTGCTCGGCGTTGCGGACGATCTGGAAACCGTCGTACTCCTCAGCAGCGGCGGGGCTAGCCTGCTGTGCCTGGAGCCGGTCAAGCTCCGCCATGCGGGCCTGTACCCGTTTGATCTTGCCGCGCAGGCTGGCAAGCTCGAAGTCGGGCATGGGGCGCTGCGCGAAGGCGGGGGCACTGGCAATGGCCGCATCGTTGCGGGCAGCAGCTTCGTCACTCATGCCGGGGAAACCGCGGAGGGTCTTGTGCTTGCGATACCAGGCATTCATGGCTTTGCCTTCGTCAAGCTGGTGTTGCAGGCGGTGGAGCTGGTCGCCCAGCATTTCGCGGGCGTAGGGGTCGGTCAGATCGACGGGACCCGTGCCAACGCTCTTGATTTTGTCCAAGATGGCTTCGATATCCTTGTACTCAGCCCACAGGCTGTCCTCGCGGGCGTTTTGCCGGGCCTTTTTGCGTACCGGGAAATTACCGGCACCGCACACCAAAACGCTGGGGCAGCTCGCCCCGTTGCGGTTGTAGTCGTTTGTCCACTGAGCCAGGCGGCGGGCGTACCGGTCCAGCAGCGTGTCCAGCTTGTTGTGGTAGTAGGGGCTGGTGGACGCTTTGCAACGCTCGACCAAAGCGGCAGCTTTGTCAACGGCGGCCCGGTATTCGTTGGTGGCGCGGTTTTCGGGGTAGTCACGCATGGACATCATATCGTGTGCCCGGCGGGCTGTGCTTTCGTCGATTGGATAGTAAATCACACCGGCCGATTTTTGGGGTGCAGCCTCGGCGGGCTGCTCGGTGATCGGTTGGGTGGCCGGTTCGCTGCCTGCGCCCGGAGCCGCTGCGATGCCCTCGAAAAGGTTCATTTGTTCGTGCATGATGTTTCCTCCTTGCTGTGTGGTGTGGTTTACAGGTTGAGAAGCAGACGGGCCTTGTCGTCGTCAACGAAGTTTGACCATCCGGCCTCGTGAAGCTCCTCGGCGGCCTGGTGGAGCGTAAGCACGCCGGATTTCACATCGTCGCGCAAGCTCTCTAAAATGCCCTTGATTGGGAGCGGGTCTTTGCACATGGTATCAGATCCTTTCTGTGTTTTGGGTTGTGGCCCATGAGCGCCCCCGCCTTGATGGAGCGGGGCCGGCCTTGCGGGCTGGGGTCGGGTCGCTTTGTCCGGTGCGGCCCGCGAAGGTGTCCGGCGGATTGTGGTGCAGGGTCAAAGCATGGCCCAGTAAACATTCAGGGCCTTTTGTATCCAGTGCAGGGGAGCCATGCGCTGTTCCAGGTCTTGCGCAATCTTGCGGACATCCTCGGCGGTTTTGGCGGCATCCAGCGCGGCGTCAACGGCGGATTCGTTCTCGTAATAAGCTACCATGAAAAAGTTCTCCTTTCTGAGCTGCTTTGTTGTGCAGATTCGGCCCTCATTGCGGGCTGGGGTCGGGTCGCTTTGTCCGGTGCGGCCCGCGAAGGTATCCGGTAGATTACAATTTCCAGTTTTTCGTGGTGGGGAGTTGATCACCGTCGGGAAATGCTGCGCCATGGAATGCACCGTTATGATCGACACCCTCCCAGCGGTCGAGATACAAAAGGGCTTTGTCGTTGGCCTCTTGTTCGGTGAGGCGGTAAACGCGGGTCAGCCTGAGCCATCCACCGGGCCATGCGTAGGTTTGGCCCTTGCGGGCGGTTTGCTTTGTGAGGGACGGCAGCTTGTCAAGCATCCGCTGGCGGGCGGTGCGGTATTCTGCTGTTGCCTTGTTCTGCGCGATGGCGGCAGAGAGGCGGGAGATCAAGCCGGGGTCGTCTGTGACAAGCCGGAAGGCGTGGGAAAAGGTGAGAAAGTTCCCGAAAATGGTTGTGCATCCGGCGTATTTGGTAGCCGCTTCATCGGATAGCCATTCCGGCGACGGGTTGACGAAATTCCCGTAAAGCTCAAAAACGGGGTCGAGGGTGTAGCATTCCAGATCGTGCAGAATGTTTTCCTCGGTGTCAGAGATAAAGGACCACGGCGCGGCAGGATTGGTGACGTGATTTAGATATTCTGTCATAGTGAAAACCTCCGGTTTGTGTTTTGGGTTCTAACCCATGAGCACCCGCCCGGCGGGGCGGCTGGGCTTGCACCAGCGGCGGCGGTTGCCGTCGGCCTTGCGGGTTATTCAAGAGTAAAATTCGTTGAACCAAAGGCTGCCGTACCGGTAGCTGATAACGTACCCGGTTTCGTTGTTGAGCGTGCGCCCCTCACCAACCGGAACGGCGGATAGCATTGTCACGCGGCATCCGGCGCAAAAGGCCAAAGCGGCAAGAGCAAGCCCGGCGGCGGCGATCAAGATTTTTTTCATGGTAGAACCTCCTTGTTGATTTGTGGCCCGGCGGCGTGTTATGCGCCGGCCTTGTGGGTTGCGCTGCTTGCTTCCAGTGCATCGCAGATGTCAAGATATTTTTGTGTTGCGGCTGCAAGGGGGGCGAGATTCTTTTTGCTGGGGGTTGTGATCGGGGCGGTAGCCAGGCGGTAATAATCGCTGAATGCCTCCTCTGCCATTTTGTTGAGCGTGTCATGGTCGAATGCGCTGTAGTCTTGATTCATTGCACGTTTTCCTTTCCTGGCCTGCCATCATCAGCGCCGGGCGGCCATTCCCGACGGACGGCCCCGGCGGGCCGTTTCGGCATTTGTTATGCAACGCGGAAATAATAAGCGTTCTTTTTGTGGCTCCAATGGCCGCCGGCTGCCTCGATCTCTTTTGTGTGGGGCTTTGTGCTGCCAGAAAGCCACACCACCGGCGCGGCGGTTTGTGCGCCCTTGACGGTCACGGTCACGCCCTCGACGTTGGCCCACCGAGCGGCGATCATCTCGGCGGCGGTTTTGGGTTCGACGGCGGCGCCCTGGGGCTTGCTTGCCTCGGCTGCCTGCATGGCCTCGATTTTGTGTGCCTGCTGCTGCGCAAGCTCGCGCAGTTCGTTGGCCTCGGCCTCGGCCTGGTTCAGCTTGTTTTGCAGCCGCGCCAGTTCCTCGCGGAGCTTGTCGGCCTCGCTGCTGTCCTGGGAAACTTGCTCTGTGGGGGCGTTGAAATATGCCTTGACGGACCGGTCAATCTTTTCGTTGGAGCGGACCGGCATAATCAGACCGACCATTGCGCCGTCAGAGTAAACGGCAGCGGGCCGGAGCGTGGCGGGAGTGCGGAGCACGGCACCGGGAGCAAATGCACCGGTAAACTTTGTGTTGAACAGGGTCACAAAGTCCTTGCTGTCGCTGTAGTAGGCGGCAACGGTTCCAACCTTGGGGACCGTGTACTGTAGCGGGCAGCGTTCCAGCGGCTCGGCCTCGGCGGCGTTGTCTGCGGCGTCAGCGAAAAATTTGAGAATGGCGTCGGTTTCGTCGATGGGGCCGTCCTCGCGCTTGGTGCCGTTGATGTAGGTCCAGTTGCCAGCCTCGCAGCAGGTCACAGGCTGGACCACGGCGGCGTATTCGGGAGCGCACATCTTGAACCCGGCATAGTTGGTGGCCACATAAATGTCGCCACTCGGGGCGATGCGGCAGGTGATGCGGTCCGAGTTTTTGAGCGCCTTTGCAGCGTCGGGGGTGAAGTTGCCATAAATTTTTCTAGCCATGAGAAAGCCTCCAAAGATTTTATTTGACCCGCTAGGGGTTGGGGCGGGGTTGCTTTGACCGGTGCAGCCCTGCGAAAGTGTCCGGCGCGCTCAGCCCTGGGAAACAACCTGGCGGGCCTTGCGCTGTTCGGCAAGCATACGGTTATAGGCGGCGATTTCCTCGCGGGTTTTAGGCTTGACGGCCTCGGCTTTTTTGACCTGTCCGGCCGTGAAAAGATGGGCCTTTGCCATATAGGCGTGTTCCTCGGCGGCCTCCACCTCGTTGCCGTCAGCGTCCTTGCCGGCGCTTTTGGTGTAGCGCCACAGGCTCACAACAAGGGCGGCTTTCTCGCCGGCCTTGACCTGGTAGCCCATGCGGCGCCATTCCTGGTAGGTGTGGAGCGGGAGCCGCCGGCCGGCTTTCAAGAAAGCGGCGGCCGCATCAGCGGTGAAAAGGCCGGAACTAACCGCGGCGTTGTAGATAATCTGTTCGTTTGTCATGATGTGTCCTCCATTCACTTTTTGGTGGTGGCCGCCGGTGTGGCGGCTGTTCGTTTGCTGTGCCTATATCATACACTCCGGCGTGTAGAAAGTCAACACTCCGGCGTGAAGATTGGCGGATTGCACAAAACACGCCGGAGTGAACTGTGAAAAATTGACACGAAAAAAACGCGGCAAATCGAAGGCTTTATAATGCGCGCGATTATAATACAGCGACTTGCCCGCCGCCGGCCCGATGATGCCGCCCGCCGCCGGCCCGATGATGCCGCCCGCCGCCGGCCCGATGATGCCGCCCGCCGCCGGCCCGATGATGCCGCC